AGATGGACTGGCTGGACGCCTACGACGAGTTCCTGTTCGGCGAGCTGGACCGCACGCGCTTCCTGCGCAGCTTCGTCTGGGACCTGGAGCTGACCAACGCCACGCCCGAGCAGATCAAGGAGAAGGCGGCCACCTTCAAGCCGCCCGAGGCGAACGGCGTCTACATCCACAACGGCCAGGAAAAGCTCGACGCCAAGCAGCCCAAGCTGGAGGGCGTGGACATGAGCGAGACGGCGCGCCTGTTCCGCAACCACGTGCTGGCCGGCGGCAGCATCCCCGAGCACTGGTTTGGCGGTGGCGGCGACGTGAACCGCGCCGCGGCCAGCGAGATGGGCGAGCCCACCTTCAAGCTGATGACGGCGCGGCAGACCCAGCTGAAGAACATGCTGCAGCTGCTGGGCCGCTACGTGCTGGCCCGCCAGCCCGACGCCAAGCCCGACTGGGCCAGCCCCAAGTGGCAGGTGACGGCCGTGTTCCCCGAGCTGGTGAGCAAGGACGTGACCAAGTTCGCCGCCGCGCTGCGCGAGGTGGCCGCCAGCGCCGCGCTGCTGGTGGACCGCGGGCTGCTGACCGAAGAGCGCGCCGTGGCCATGGTGGCCGACATCGCCGGCCGCTTTGGCCAGGAGTTCGACGCCAAGGCCGAGCTGGAGAAGGCCCGCGCCGAGCACGCCGAGCGCAAGCGCCAGCAGGCCGAAGACGACGCCTTCACCACCCCGGGCCTGCCAGGCCAGCGCCCGCCGCAGGGCCAGGCCCCGGCGCCCGCGCCGGCTGGCGGCGATGACGCCTGAAGAGCTGCGCGCCTGGCGCGAGGCCATCCGCGCGGCCGAGCGCGAGCGCGCAGCGCTGCTGCTGGGCGGGCAGGAAGACATGGTGCGCCTGCTGCGCGCCCTGTACGAGGCCCTGGCCGCCCGCCTGGCCGAGCTGCCGGCCGAGTGGCAGCGCATCCAGCTGGCCGAGCTGCAGGCGCAGCTGCGCGCGGTGATCGAGGGCGCCACGGGCCAGCTGCAGGCCGCCGTCGACGACAGCATCACCCAGGGCTGGGCCCTGGGCGCCCAGCACGTGGACGACGTGGTGCGCGCCGTGCGGCCGGGCCTGGGCGTGGGCATGCCGCTGGTGGACACCTTCATCCTGGACGCGCTGCGCACGTTCAACGCCGGCCGCATCAAGGACCTGGCCACCAACGCCGAGGCCGTGGTGCAGCAGCAGGTGCACCTGGCGGCCATCGGCGCGCAGACCAACGAGCAGGCCGTGAAGGCCATGCGCGCCCACCTGGTGGGCGATGCCGCACCGGCGCGCGCCCGCGCCAAGCGCATCGTCGTCACCAGCACGGCGCAGATCTACGCCGTGGCCAAGCAGCGCCGCATGGAAGACCAGGCCACCCGCCACCCCGGCCTGCGCAAGCGCTGGGTGAAGAGCGGCAAGCCACCCGAGCGCAGCCGCCACAACCACGACGCCATGGACGGCGTGACGGTGCGCGTGCACGAGCACTTCAACGTGCCCGGCAAGGGCCTGGGCGTGTTCACCCGCATGCTGCACCCGCACGACCCGACGGCGCCGCCGGCAGAGGTGATCTTCTGCGGGTGCCTGGCGCGGCCGGTTTTCGTGCGGGACGAGAACGCGGACGGGTCCTGAACGGCCAAACCCGAAAACGGCGAAGAAGGGGGTGCAGGCCATGGTTTGGCTACCGTTGCACCACACCCCGTGTTTAACGTGTGCTTAAACGGCAAGAGGGGCCCGCAGGCCCCCCTTCAAGCGCCGAGCGCACCCCTCAAGAAGATCGGTACCTGGGTTTCACGTCCAGTCGGCGATAGGCTTCCTCCGCCGCCTCGGTGGTGTAGTCGCGGTTCAGGAAGCGGCTGATGATGGTGTGGCTGCAGCGCAGGCTCTTGGCGATCTGGCTGCAGTTCACGCCGCGGTCGTGGTGAGCGCGCCAAGCCTCAACCAGCCGATCTGCGCTCAGCTTTACTCGACGGCCGGCTACCGCAGCCGCCAGGCTTTCAAGGTGCGGGTCGGTCTCGCCGGGTGTCTGTGCGTACAGCCATTCACGCTGCGCAGTCGGGCGCAGCTTCAGCTGCGCCGACAGCTCCTCGATCCGCGCTTCAAGCGTTGCGATGTGTGCGAGAGCCTCAGCTAGGGTCGAGAACCTGGGGGCCCCGATTCGTCTGTCGGTGTTCATCAATGCTCCTTGGCTCCAGTCCGGCAGCGTTCCAGCTCGTGAGCGACCACGTCAATCTCCTGCATCGGGCGCTGTACGGCTGCGGCCATGCAGGCGGCCAGGTGCGCCAGGTCGATGGCCTCGACGTGCGAAGTCATTACGTCGCCGCCCTGGCCCGCGGCGTGTGCTGTTCTGGCAAGTCCCTCGACAGCGCGCAAGGCGCCGGTAGCGACCTCCAGCTGCGCGGCCTGCTCCTGCAGGCGCTGGGCAAGCTGGGGCAGCAGCAGGGCAGTGATCGATGGATCGCGGTTCATGCGGTGGGCTCCCCATTGTTGACCTGCGCGAGGTTTCGGCCAGCGCTGCACGTCACTTGAGAGTCAGCATCGCGCAGGGGCCATGCCGCGCGCAGCTGCGCAGCGATGGCCTCTTCGGTGTAGCCCATGCTGCGCGCAAGCGCGAGCAGCAGGTCGCGCTCCGCCACGACGCGCTGCAGGGTGCGCAGCACGAAGGCGGTGTCGACCTGGTTGATGGGGGCGAGCTCGGCGCGCAGCGCCAAGTCAGGGTCCAGCCTTACGGCCTGGGGTTCGATCGGCGCTCCCGCGCCTTCGTCTGGTGCCATTTTGGCCTCCGTGGTTCCAGTCGTGCTTTGACTGCCACCACAACGCCAAATGGGTGGCAGCCCTGACGGGTTGGCGTACCGGGGAACCCGCGGAGCGGAAGCCGGCGAGCCTTGCGGCTCCCCGCCAGGGCCACCATAGAACTGGGGCCGTAGGCGAAAATGCCGCAACGGTGTCGGTGCGGCATTGAGCCGCGGGTTCCTCCGGGACGCCAATCCCGGCCCCCACTCCTGGGGGTGGCGAGACTTTAAGGCCACTGGGATTCCGCGGCAAGCCTCACGGTGCCAGTGTGTCGCGCATCACGCAATGGACCTGGCAGTGCTCGAACGCCCCTAGGGTCTGCCGTCGCGCTCCTTGTTGTCGCTGCTACCCTTCGAAGTGAAGGGGTGGTTCATGCGCAAGAGCTATCTGGTGGGTGGTGTTGTCTCCGTTCTGGCGGTGGCGGTTGGAGCTGCTTTGGCCTACCGATCGTGGCAGGCTGAGCAGGAGCGCCTCGCCGCGATCGAGGCCGATCGGCCTGCGGCCATCCATCGCGAGGCCGTCAAGGAACGGTTGAATGACCCGGACTCCGCAGTGTTTCGCAGCGTGGTGCAGTCGAAGCGCGACCCTGAAGTCTGGTGCGGCGAGGTCAACGCGCGTAACCGCATGGGCGGCATGGTTGGGTTCACGCGTTACGTGGCGGTCGTTGAGCAAGACCGCGAGCTGAAGGTGCTGGACAAGATCACCTTCGAGCCGTTGGACCCCGCGGGCCGAGACGCATTCGAGAAGCGCTGGTCCTTGCTCTGCCTGCGCTGACTTCGCCGAGCGGCCTTCACGCCGCCGCCCCTTTCCGCTACCCTGATACACGCGTAGGCCCCCGCAGGGAGCGAAACGTTTCGCCCTGACGCGCGGCGCCCTCGCTGGGCACAGTGCGCTCGTCCATCAACGACGAGCGCCGCGCAGACCCCGGCGCTCTCCACCACCCGGAGCGCCGCATGTCAGACCCGACCCCCAACACGCCGCCGGCCGAGAAGGCCAAGCCCGCGATGACGGCCGCCCAGGCCGCCAAGCTGGTGAAGCGCCCCACGATCGTGCCCGCCAAGAAGCCGGGTGACGAGCCCAAGATCGAGCTGGTGCCCGTGTCGCCGGCCGAGGTGCTGAGCTTCAAGGACTACGGCACGCACGTGGTCGTGGTCACCAAGGACGGCCAGAAGTTCAGCTCGGCCGACGCCAAGGCCGAAGCCGGCGAGGCGGCCTGATGCTGCGCATGCGCCGCCAGCCCCTGGCGCTGGCCGCCGCGGCGGCGCTGGCTGCCCTGGCGCTGCCCGTGGGCCGCTTTGCCGAGGCGCAGGGTGAGGTGAAGCTCATCCCGCCCGGCGCCGGCTTCGACCGCCTGACCGAGGCCACCACCACCGAGTTCCGCGCGCTCATCGACCTGGTGCGCCAGGCACTGCGCGAGAAGCTCAAGCTCACCGCCGGCATGAGCGACTACTACGTCGACGTGCAGGGCATCTGGGCCGACAAGGTGGTGGTGCAGCTCAACGGCCGGCTGTACAGCCACCCCTACACCGTGGGCGCCGACAACCAGGTGACGGTGGGCGACGGCACCGAGGTGGTGGCCGAGTTCGCCCCGGTGAAGGAAGCCCAGGCCGTGCAGGCCGGCGGCTTCCGCGTGCTGGAGGCCAAGGACGGCGGCGTCGACATCGAGGTCACCGTCATCCACGCCGGCCTCAGCGGCAACGGCAACTACTACACCGACGCCTCGCTCAAGACGCTGGTGCCGCTGGTGGAAGCCGCGCGCGTGTTCGTCAAGAGCGACGAGCTGCACCTCAAGGGCGGCGGCAAGGACGTGATGGCGCTCATCGGCGGCCTGTTCAACGCCCAGTTCGTGGAAGGCGCCGCGCCCGACACGGGCCGCGTGACGGCCACCTTCCGCGCCATCAGTGCCACCGACCCCGCCGTCGTGAAGATGGTGGAGGCCATCCGCCGCGGCCTGCAGGGCCTGATGGGCCTTTCCATCGACGCCACGGCCACCGTGCGCAAGACGCAGCGCGACGGCAAGCCCGTGCGCGAGGCGGTGCGCTTCGCGGCGCTGAAGAGCGTCGACCTGATCGTGGAGCCAGGTGCCGGCGGCGGCCTGGACCGCCTTGCCGAAGCCGCTGCCGAAGACCCTTCCCTGAACCAACCTCAACACGACGAGGAACCCACCGTGAACAAGAAGCGCTTGCTCGAGGCCCTCGCGGCCATCAATGCCGCCCGCGCCGCGGGCATCAAGGCCGACACGGCCACCACGGCCGAGGTGCTGGTGGCCCTGCAGGAAGCCTGCACCGGCGCCGGCCTGGCCTACGACAAGGTGCTGGCCGCGGTGGAGACGGCGGCCGATGACGCCGCCGTCAAGCCCGCCGTGGCCCGCCTGGCCGAGGCGGCCGCCAGCGCCGCGCGCCTGGCCGAGGCCCAGGGTGGTGCCGGCGGCGACCGCCCGCTCACCCAGGCCGACCTGGCCATGTTCCGCATCCGCCAGGCCGCGGCCACCAAGCTGGCCAACTGCAACCTGCCCGCGCCCGCCAAGGAGCGCCTGCAGGCCCAGCTGGACGGCATGGACCGCTTCACCGAGGCGAAGGTGGACGAGCTGATCGCCGGCGAGCGCGCCTACCTGGCGCGCATGACGGAGAGCGGCACCGTGCGCCTGGGCGACGGCAGCCGCCTGGAAGTGCAGGACCGCAGCATCGTCA